CCATTTTTTCTGCCATTATTGTACATTAGAATTTAAATTAACTGTGTCTCTTGTTATTAATTCGTCTTTTTCAGGTGCTCATTGTGCCATCATGATATTAGCTGCACTATTAGCCATCTCGTTATTTACTGCAGGCATTGTTGGCTGTCCTTCTCAAAGCTCTAACAATAATCATTGAAGCTTTTGTAATATCTTTTCTTTGAGATCACTATCTTCTGCCTTTTGCATGTAAAGCCATACTGTATAATAATCTAAGTCTGTTCTCTTAAATAAGCTCTTAGGCTCTTCTCATAGATTAACCATGTTAAGATAATCCATTGCAGCTCTCTCTTGTGCAGTATAACTGAATATAGAATTAACTGTATTAGGCTTTAATCCTGTTGCTCTAAGATATAATCTCTTGAATATAGCTTTATTAACAGGTCTTATTTCAGGATCATTTACTATAATAGGATAGAGCATCATTAAGTTGTTCTTTTGCTGTTCGTTAATAGCATTGATATCTTCCGTTGCTCATACCATTATGTAAGGCATTTGCTTTGTAACAAATTGATCCTTATCTAAACTCTTACCTGTTCGTTCAAAGTCAGGATTAAGCAATACCCATTTCTCTTTACCTTCTGGGAAGTTCTCGAGATATCCTCTCCATCGTTGGAAGTAATAATCTCTATAAAACCATTGCTTAATAGTATTCTTTAGTGATAATTGCATGTTAGCGTTGGCTTGTAATTGTTGTGCCTCTGCTTTAGTCATGCTCTTATCAGGCAATATTCCTTGTTGTAAGCTATCAACTTTAGAATCATATTTAGACTCGTTATCTAGCCAAGACATCATATTCCATACATCTGCTTTGATTTGGCTTTGTGGCAACTCATACATAGCATTCTGTATAGGTTGTGTTCCTATCTCGTTCTCATCTATAAACAAATATCTTTGATCCCAAGTCTTTTTCTTTAGCTCTTCTTTATTCTTTATAAGTCTACTATTTACTAAGAAATCTCCACCTGTTGCCTCTCTCTTAGCTTTCATTAAAGATAAGTTAGCTAAGATTGATTTTGCATTTTGCTTGTCTTCTACTTTATCACATATAGATGTACCAAATGGATTTCATCTAACAGGATCGTAGTAGTTTAACATTACTGGTCGAGGGATTAACATTGGATTTAATTTCTCCTCTTTAGTAACAGGCTTTAATTCCTCTTGATAGAATATCTCTGTTAAATCTGCTGAACATACAAATTTCCATTTCCTTCCATTAACTATTGTATAATGTACATAGATATCTAACGCAAAATTGTCTTCTATCTCGTCAACTAATATTGGTCAAGTTCAAGCTTTATTGCTATAAGCTTCCCTTGTTAATTCATCTTCCATATTGTACTGCTTTGAAAACCAATTATTAATTGCGTCTTTGTTATAGATATGTTTTATATCATGGATATTAGTTAGCATGCAAAATCCATGAAATCTATAATTCTTTCAATCAAATTGTCCTGTTTGTGTAGGCAATGGATCAGGAATCCATGATAGAGGATTAATAGCTCTCCAAGTATTAACTAACTGATCCTTATCAAATCATGTCTTGTTTAAAATTCATACTCCAAAGAATAAGCTATCTTGCTCTACCTGGTATTTAATTTGTTGCGTAGATCATTCCCTTTCATCAAATTCTGCTACAGCATTCAAATTAGCTGCTTCTTCTTCTCCTATCCATCCTTGTCTTGATATGAATTTACATTTAACTCCATTAGTAAAAAAAGATGCTATAAGAGTATCCATGTAATTACCTATCATGTTTATATTGATTATCTTTCAACCGTTCTTTGCTTGAGGATTCCATTTCATAATCCTATCTCTATATCTTATCCTTGCAGGTCTTACATAGTTTAAACCTAAAGCATATTCTCTTTGTATTTGAGTAAGTATTGATGCCTTATCCATGCTTAGTATGTAATATAAATTAACTGCATTATATTCTGAAATTTGAGAATACAACTATTTTTCTTTATTAATAGATTTTAAAATCTGATTTATTCTCTGTTCCCAAAATAGTTGAGTAAAGTCATCTTGTTTACTGCATGGATATTTTTTAAACCATATCATTAAGACTACTGATAAAAGTAGCATAAAAATAATTGTTAAAATTAATAATTTAGGATCTATATTTATTTGATATAATGTTGTACATTGTTGAACTAGATCTCATGTTCATTGCATAGCATTATTCCTTACTGCTGCTCAAGCTGCTGCATAATGTGCAACATGTAAAGCTGGATTCATTGTTTTTATTTATTAACTAATAAAGCATATCGTCAAAACTTACTGTTATAATTTCAGTATGTGTCGTTGGTGATGTTGTAGATTTTCACAATACCCAATACATCCTCATCATGATTGCATCTGCATAATCAGGAGAATGTCCTAGCCTTTTTTTAAGCTCTTCTTTGCTCTCTAATCTAAGCTTATTCTCTCCCTCAAAATCTTTAACAACTATACTATCTAACTCTGATTGGATCTTGTCTTTTAGTTCTCATGATGTATTGAGTCTTATCTCCCTTTTCTCCATAAGGTATTTAAGCTTAAAATAACATTGAGTCTTTAAGTTAGCGTAATTCCTATTCTCGTCTTTTTGTACTATTGGAGATCCGTTATTCATAAAATTTACGCAACCTCTAAGATTGTCAGCAACTCCACCTCATACTCAATCACTATCGATACAAATATTACTTCTCCTACAATTATAATACTGTTCTAATTCTTTTATTGTTTGTACCGTCTGATCCGTTGTCCTTCCGTTATAGCTTTTAATCTCCACAACCTCTAAACCTTTCCATACAATAATTACTGTGTTATCGTCTCATAGCCTAGCAACGTCGCATGTAATATAAGTTGTATCGTCCTTTTCTATATTAGCAGTAAATAAGTCTGATATTTCGTCTCGTCTGAATAGCTTTCCTGGTGTATCGTCATAATCAAAGTTTCAGTAGAGGAGTCTTTGTTTAGTAATCTCGTCTGATCTCTCTAGCTGTTGAATATAACCTTCAGGCAAGTATGGATTGTCTCAAGCTGTTGCTCTAACAAATTTCCTATATGGTGGTAATGTTCAATCTTTTCGAGGTTTATAAAAATCATTATAGACGTGTCATTTGTTAGGATTAAAACACTCTAAGAATTTTTGTGTCTTATAGACCGTCTTTCAATTAATATTAAAAGTATTCTGTCTTCAGATACGAGTCTTTAACTTCTCGATACCTGTTGCTTCTACTTCGTTGGCTTCGTCTATAAAAGCTCATGTAAGCTCTAGTGATCAAAATCTAGTCCATTCAGGATCAGATGGTTGCGATGCACAATCTAATAATATAATCTCGCTTCAATTATGGAATTTTATTGTATTTGTTTGTCCGTTTAACACTCACCAATAATCTTTAGGTATCTTGTAATAATCCATAATCTTGTAATAAGTTGTTAGAGTAGTTCTCCTAAGATTAACTAACTCCTTTCTCCCTATTACTCGTCTTGATCAAGGATATTCCATACAAGACGACCAAACAGCAAAACATCATAACCAAGATTTACTTCATCATGCAGCTCAACCAAATCAGATCTCCGTAGTTGTATCATCTTTTCGATATTTAAGAGCCTCTCATTGCTTTTCTGTTGCATAAAACTCTACAAACATTTATTTATTTCTTTTTAAAAACTATTTTTCTTTTAGGTACAGGCTTTGCCTCTTCTTTTACTTCAGGTAATTCTATCTCTACCTTCTTCTCTATTACTTCAGGTTTTTCTTCAGGTAAGTCTTTTAAGAGATCCTTTAAAAATTCTATAAGTTCAAGACTTCTAGGCTTATTATTCCATTCTAATTCATGGATCTTGTTTAAGATTTTTTCTCTCATTTTGATTTCTTGTTAGATATAAAATATTTATGTAATTCAGCCTTCTTTTCTTCGATACCTGCTTTTTGGTACTCGGAGAATGGTTGGATTATCACATCTATTTTTTGATTAATCTCATTCCAAGATTTAGTTCAAAAATACTCTGCAACCTTTTCAGGCATATCTAACTCTAGGAACTCTATACACTTATCTAAATCTGCTCTCAACCTTGAGCAAATCTTTTTAACTGACATTTTTTGTACGGTCATTTTTTTCATTTTTGTCTGGAATTGATATAAAGGTCAAAGGCATCTATTTTGTCGGCTATAAAATCGTGAAACTCTTGTAGGTTAAAGTCTCTATATTTAGGCGGATCGTCCTCGTCATAGATTTGTACCGCCATGAATTCGCATAGTACTAATTCAGCGTTCTTGTATTCTATTTGTTTTATAGCCATAGCATCTCTCATACCTTGACATTTTGTTTGAGATAAAAGCTTTATTCTTTGCTATAATTTTTTAATCATCAACCTATATACTTTATCTCATTTATGAGACATACAATGGCATCTATAGCAAAGCTTTATTAGATTTGATATATCATTATTTTTGTGGTTTTTATCTTTATGATGTATCTGCAATCCTTTTGTACTTCAACATATCATGCAATAATTTATAGTTCAGTAATAATCATCAAATATCTTATGATAAATATAACTATCTCTACACTTCACATTCTTTGTTTTTCTGTCCTTTACCAACACCTTTCTATTTTTTTTCTCTTTTTTGGGCTTTGGTGGAATGTATCATATAATAATATTTATAGTATCGTTCCTGATATATCCACATTCTGCAATATCCTTTTCTATCCTTTTTAAGTAAGGAGATTTTTTGTAATAAAATCTTTTAGTTGGCTTATCACATTCTTTTTGAGAAGCAAATTTGTTTATGGTAGATTGTCTAACATATCAATATTTTTTAAAATCTTCATTATATAATCTTTCCATATCTTCATAAGTCATCCGTGTACTATTAGATGTAAATTATCACTCATTTTTTGTTTTGTTATTGTCAATATGATTAGGTCACATAATTATGTGTATTCACTCGATCCTTTCGGTATTCATGTTCTCATTCTCTGACTTAACATAAGTTGTTGGCATATTGTTCTGTATTCTGTTCATTCATCGAATAGTACTTAGATCCTTAACGTTAATATTTCACTTCTCTTCCATTTGCTGTAATTTAACTGCACTCAATTCAATAGCCTTGAATATATTTCATAATAAAAACTCTGAAGACGGCTCTAATTGTGATGCAAGCTTATCTTCTACCTTTTTAATAGCTTTATCTGTCGCCTTTGCTTTTAACTCCTTCTTTTCTTTCGCTCGTCATCTAGTTTGTTTCCTGCAGTTTCCGTCATAAGTACCTCATAAAGACTCGATGAATCCTTTAACATCAGCCGTTTTAGAAGAGAAGTATTTTTTCTTGAGTTCTGCTCGATTGTGCTTTTGAGCTGCCATTTCTTTTGTTTAAATAATGTAAATCTTTGTCTATGCATCATAATAAAACTTAGTTGGTCAATCTATTGTGTATTTAGTGTCTTTATCTATTCTGTATTTTTTAGATCTCCACATTTTCCTCTTAGATTTTATTTTAGGGAATACCTCTTCCATCTTTATTATCTTTAACTTATAGTATCACTTCTCTAAAATATTTATAATATCGAATAACATCATTTTGTCTGGAACATCTATTGTTAATATCCTTTCAATCCAAGGATCGTATGTTCTATCAATTTCATTTAATATCCCTCCAAGCTTATCATCAATTGTCTTATACGTTACCTTCCATTTCATTTGTGTTATTCGTTAGTATTTAAAAATCTGATTGTTATCTCTGCTCTTGGATTTAATTTATCTATACCCATGCTTTCTATATCCATGTGCTTAATTATGTTGTGGTTGTCGTCTTCTAGTAATCAATAATCTACAAATAAATCATTTATGCTTTCTATTTTATTTGATAGGTCTGTCTTCCTTGCGTCTGGGAAATATAGCTTGTAGGTAATATGCAACGGTCTATTTAATTTGTCATTCGGTATTACCTGGTCTTTTAACTGCTTTTTACATCCTATCTCCCATGCTCTATACTCCTTGCTAGATATTAATATCCTACCTGTTCGTATCTTACTGTTCTTTTTAGAAGGTATCCTACCTTTGAGAATTATTCTAATCATGAAAATTCTGATACATATAAATCATGTAAAGCTTTAACTGCTGTACCTCTCATTACAAATTCGTAAAATTCATGCTTAAATCATGCAACCATCTTATCTACTCGGTGATGTTGGTTAATGCTATCAACTATTATTATATTATTTGGATTAAGTCTTAATTCTGGATACATACCTTTTGGCAAGATATGAGCAAATTGAAAGCTTTGTGCGTTCTCTTCTGTTATTGGTCTTCCTGATGTATCTGTTCTTTTACGTTCTTTGATCAATCTAAGAAATAATGCTCTTTCACTCAATCATGAGCTTATTCTTGCTTGCCTTTTGAAAGATATTTTCTTTATTGGAGATTTTTTTATCATAACGCAAAATACCTCTTTATTTAAAAGAGGTCTTACCTTTTGCACTACTACTTAACATAAAGAGTAGCCTTGCTGAACACTTTTTCAAGTGATAATTATCATATATCAGATTTTTTAATATTTACCTTTATTTTACATATTGACTTTTATAATATAAATTGTGTAGTGTGGTAGTAGAGCAAAATAAAATTCTATTTTATTTTGTGATTTTTAGCAAATGAAAGAAGAGATTTTAGACTATATGGCATATAATAGAGATATACTAACAAGAAGCCAAGATGTATTAAACCATTATTATTATATATTATTACACTTCGGAGAATTTATAAAATATAGATATTGAATAAATGCTAAATCTTGTGATATACAATTTAAAGATGTACTAGATTATATTAACGAATGCAAAAAACAAAAAATAGCTTGTTGACCTAATAAATGACAATTACACAAACATAATACTATTGTTGAATATAATAAATGCATTAAGAACTTCTTAGGATATATGCAACTCTTAGGCAAGACTTCTTTTGCAGTTGAGCTAATACCTACAATGAAAAAAGAAAAGTGATTTAGAGATTGTGTATCTTATGAAGAATACCAAACACTTAGGCAATGATTTGCTGAATACGGCTTTAATTTAATAGCAATACATAGGAATCAGTTATTGCTTGATATTGCTTATAATACATGATTGAGAAGATCAGAATTATTACAACTTAAATTTAACGATTTTAATACTAATACCTTTCAATTTGAGATCAAAAGAAAATGAGGGTATATAGATCCTGTATTATTTGATAGAGATATTAAGGATAGAGTAGATCTTTATCAAATACTGCTAGAAATAGATTATAAAAAAAGGAATAAATGAGAGCCTAACTACTTATTTGTCTGATTAGATAATAAGAACTACGGCAACGTTCTTAGCATGAAGTACATAGATTATATGATCGCTTGCTTTTGTGATAAATTAATTTGAGAATACAAGTTAAAAAGAAGGATACACTTACACATGTTTAGGCATAGCTTTGCAACTAATTGCGTATATGCGTGATTATCACAACAGGCAGTATCTCAATTGATGTGACATAGATCTATGAGTACAACTTTAAAATATTATAATTTATCCAACAAATATTTACAGGCTGAATATAAAAAAGTTCTGAATTTTATAAAAAATTAGCAAAATATTGAAAATCTTATCTTCTGAAAGTCTAGTTAATAACTAGAATAATTCTGTTGTAAAAAAAAGTATTATTTTAATTTGACAAATCTATTTTTTTGAATATAATTCTCAGTGTCAGAAGATAACATCTTAATTTCTAATCTTCTTACTCTAATACACAAATATCTTCGATATGGTGTGTATGGGGGAATAGGAGAACAGGAATTAGGATCAAATAAGCTCCTTTTTGTTCTACTACACACTACTACACAAAAAGGTCTTACCGTCAGGAGCTTGTTATCTAATGGCAAACAAAGGATTTACAAGCTATTAATTAAACCTACGTCACTTATTCATTAAGTACAGGGGCTGTAAATCCTCCCTGTACATAATGAGCAAGTGGCTTTTTTGTTTAAAGACTACGGTCGCCTCTATGATAAAGAGATAATAACATAAAAGATTGTTCATTAAATGTACGGATCAATCTTTTTATTTCAATACTAACAAAATCATGAGGCTAACAACTAAATGAAATGGTAGGAACTACTATGGATACGATAAGCAAGGACGTATTCATGAGGTAGTAAAGATTGGAGGGAGGTTTTTCAGGTGCGTATTATGTGAAAACAAGTTAGTACCTGTTGAACTTCTCACCGAGTTTTATTTCAATTAACATCAATGCTGGCAAGAATTCATGAAGAGATGCTAAAGTGAATAGAACACTTAGATGTTGATGTACAATGAAGAGTAATATTAGCTTATGTTAATTATCAGCTATATTGAACATTACCACCTCAAGATGATATTCTTGTATATAGCATCTTTAGAGCAAAACAGTTCGATCTTGATAGTATTATAGGTGACATTAATGCATCAAGAGAGAACTGAAAGAAGGGTTGAAGACCTAGAAAAAACCTAAATAACCTAAAAAAACCTAAAGGTATCCTAAAGCAACCAAACAATAACCTAAGCGAAAGCGAGAAAGAGAAAGAACAAGAGAAAGAAAAAGAACAAGAACAAATAATAGATAATAAATTATCTATAACAGAAGATAAATCTTCTGATAATATAACATGAGATATAAATAATTTAATCTCTGAATTAAAAGAACTTAGTAATGAAATGTGAATAGCTTATGAAAACAAAGATGAAAGGAACTTTAGCAAACACATTTTAACAGCTAAAACTTATTGAGAATTCTGTTCTAAAATAAATCAAACGAGATCGGAATTCGCAAAAAACATTATGAAAGCTTCTGTAATGATTTGATATTGGAAATGACCGTGTTCATGACCGAAAGCAATATATCAGAATTATGTTGAAGTATATAACTTATCTAGGAAAGAACAGATCAAGCAACAAAAAAACAAGATTTATAGCTTTTAACTACTACACACATGAACGAGATCAAAGAATATAAACCTTTAGCTTTAGTGTTCTATATGGACGGTAACGGTAATAGAGATGCATTACCATTAGACGATAGCAAGGTTAATGAATTCCAAAAAGTTATTGAGAATACAAAAATGGTGGAGCTTGAATGAGTAACAATCAATACTTACGAAATCAAAGAGATCAGAAGAGCATGGAAGACAACAGAAATTGAAAAATTCTACTACGCAAGGAACTACACAGAAAGAGCTATGATAGCTCAAAGAATAAAGAATAGATGCAACAATCAAAAAGCCAATGTTATTGAAGAGTTATCTTCATTAGGAACACAAAAGGCAATTGAACTTATGCAAAGGTGGATTGAATGAGCTAATGCACCTAAGCAAGAGGTTACTACTACAATACAACAACAAGATCCTATTACACAACAACAAAAAATAGAAATAAGAGCAAAATATCAAAACATTTTAAATCGTTTATCAAACTAATCATGGCAAGTACAAGATACGAAATGCTCTATGAAGAGTATAAAGAGAACGAACTTCTAAACCAAAACTTTACATTTGATGAGGTATTGGATCTCTACGAACAATGGAAACAGACAACATCATTAAGCTTTAACAATTTTATTCAATGAATACTCGAAAAAGATGAAAAGACTAATAGCAATTCAAAATGAGCTTAAAGCTCCAAAAGGTCAGTACAACTCATTCGGTAATTACAAATACCGTAGTTGTGAGGACATTATAGAGGCAGTTAAGCCTTTATTAAACAAACACAACCTAGTGCTTAATATCTCTGATAACATGGTACATATTGGTGATAGATATTACATAGAAGCATGTGCTAAGTTATTCGACGAAGACGGTAAGGAGATCATGTATTCAGTTGGTTATGCAAGAGAGGAAGAAAGCAAGAAATGAATAGATTGAAGCCAAATAACTTGATCGGCAAGCAGCTATGCGAGGAAAATAGCTTTGTGTGGCTTATTTACAATAGACGATTGAATC